CAACCCGAATACGCCACAATGAGCCGCCGGCCCGGCATCGGAGCTGGCTGGCTCGAAAAATACGAATCTGACCTATACCCCCACGACCTGGTGGTCGTGGACGGGTCCAAAATGACAATACCCAAATACTATAATAAAAAATATGAAATCAATAATCAAAACCCCTACTCAAAAATCCGTGCAGCAAGGAAACAAAAAAGCCGCCGTAAGGCGGCAGACAATACTCCTGAGCGGCTAGCAATCCGCGAAGAAATACAATACGCAAGACTCGAAAAACTGAAACGTAACTTTGACCACGAGGGTATCTACGCAAACCTCACGGGAAAAAAGGAAAAACATAAATGATCCAACACATCTTCACTGTCTACGACAGCAAAGCGGCAGCCTATCTCCAACCCTTCTTCTCCCAAACCAAAGGCACCGCAATTCGAAACTTCTCCGACGCTGTCAACGACGCTCAACATCACTTCTCGCGTCACGCTGAGGACTACACACTGTTCGAACTTGGTCACTTCGATGACCAGGACGCAAAATTCCATCTACACGAAACCCCGGAATCGATCGGCGTAGCCATCGAATTCCTACAAGAGAAGGAATAATTCCATGCGATCGGTGATGAAACACGATTTTTCCAAAGCCCCTCAGGCCACCATACCCCGGGCCTCTTTCAACCGTTCCTGCGGGTGCAAAACGACCTTCGACAGCGGTTATCTAGTACCCGTCTTTATCGACGAGGCTCTGCCCGGGGACACCTTCAACCTCAAAATGACAGCCTTTGCCAGGCTGTCGACGCCCATCCATCCGTTCATGGATAACATGTTCATGGACAGCTTTTTCTTTGCTGTCCCTATCCGGCTACTCTGGGATAATTGGGAAAAATTCAACGGTGAGCAAACGAACCCGGACGACAGTACCGACTTCTTAATCCCAACGATCACCAGTACTGCCGCCACAGGCTACGAAAACGGTTCGCTTCACGACTATTTCGGGATACCGACTGAGGTTCCCGACCTCGAACATTCTGCTCTGTGGCATCGGGCGTACAACCTTATATACAATGAATGGTTCCGTGACCAGAACCTTCAGGATTCGCTTCCGGTCCCAAAAGATGACGGACCGGACGATCCGACAAACTACAAACTCACCCGGCGCGGAAAGCGCCACGACTACTTTACGTCGTCCCTACCCTGGCCCCAAAAAGGGGACAGCGTAGAACTCCCCTCTCAAGGGACGGCTCCGGTCATCGGCATCGGCAAACCCAACCAAATCTTCGGAAGCTCGAACGCTGAACTGTTCGAAACGGGGGCCTCAGCCAGCCGTACTATGGCTTCCTCATCTTCCTCGTACGTCAATCCGAACGACAGGATTGACATTGAGGAGGACCCAACAAATCCCGGGTTCCCCGGTATCTATGCCGACCTAACTCAAACAACCGCCGTCACCATCAACGCCCTTCGGCAAGCCTTTCAAATTCAAAAACTCTACGAGCGGGACGCCAGGGGCGGCACGCGCTACACGGAAATAATCCGTTCTCACTTCGGTGTCACAAGCCCGGACGCACGCCTACAGCGCCCAGAGTACCTGGGCGGGGGTTCAACCCCCATCATGGTCAACCCTGTTGCCCAGACCTCTGAAACGGACCCCTCGGGGCCGGACGCAAGTCCACAAGGAAACCTGGCGGCCTTCGCTACGGCCGCAATCAATAGCCACGGCTTTACAAAATCCTTCACCGAACACTCAATAATAATCGGCCTCATAAACGTGAGGGCCGATCTCAACTACCAACAAGGACTGTCGAGAATGTTCTCGCGGTCCACCAGGTGGGACTTCTACTGGCCGGCCCTCTCGCACATTGGCGAGCAAGCGGTCCTCAATAAGGAAATCTACGCTCAGGGATCCGCGGATCCCATCGTGGACGAAAACGTATTCGGCTATCAAGAACGCTTCGCCGAATACCGCTACAAACCATCAATCATAACCGGCCAATTTCGATCCAACTTTGCGCAAAGCCTGGACTCCTGGCACCTGGCGCAAGACTTCGAAAATCTCCCCACCCTCAATCAAACCTTCATCGAAGAAAATCCACCCGTGGAACGGGTAATCGCTGTACCAAGCGAGCCGGAATTTCTATTCGACTCCTACTTCCATCTCAAATGCGCCCGGCCAATGCCTGTCTACTCTGTACCTGGACTGATCGACCATTTCTAAGGGCCGTAATCTTCTCCCAGGACGAAAGGACAGATCATGCCGTTATCAATGGCAGCAGCCACCCTCGGAGGCTCCGTCCTCTCGGGGATCACATCATTCCTCGGCGCATCACAATAAAACAAAGCCAATCAGGCCATCGCGGCCTCTCAAATGGCTTTCCAAGAACGCATGTCCGGGACCGCGTACCAGCGGGCCGTCAAGGACATGCGATTAGCGGGCATCAATCCCATGCTCGCATACTCAAAAGGTGGCGCTACAACGCCCGGCGGCGCCGGGCTACCTATGGTGAATACACTCGGAGGATTATCGAAAGTCGTATCCTCCGCCCTTCAATTACGCCGCGTAAACGCTGAGGTAGACAACCTCGAAGCGACCACCAATCTCAACAAACAAAAAAACATCACGGAAATCTACAACCAAACGGAAAGCCAAGCTCGCGCCCGGCTTTACGACGCGCAGGGCACAAACACCCGCCTAAGAGCCTTCGGCGGCGAAGCCCAGGCGGAAGCCATGCGCACCGAACTCGGGATTGAAAAATCCCTGTTCGGAAAAATCATGCGCTACCTCTCAAGGGCCAATCCGATCGGAGGCTCGGCCCTGTCAATCAAACGCCTCGCCAAATAAAGGATCCACCCAATGGCAAATCCAAAACCTAAAGCCCGGGGCTATTTCTCGCCCCGGCACCGCGTCACTCTCAGATGTGAGGACAAAAGTCGCACCCTCCAATCTGCAAAAGATGAATGCGACATCAACAACATTATGGCGAACTGGAAACGAACCGGCATCATCACCCACGGCCAGGTGTCCGACGGAAAATACGAGGACCTGGCCGACGTCCCCACGGACTACCACGAAAGCATGAACCGCATCATCGCGGCGAATGAGGCTTTCGAATCCCTCCCCTCGAGCGTGCGCAAAAAATTCAACAACGATCCTGCGCAGCTGCTCGACAACATCGAGGACCCGGCGAATCGCCAAATCTTAATCGACGCCGGTCTACTCAAAAAAGCCGACTCTCAGGAGGCAAAACCGGATGAAAAGCTACCCCCTGGAGGGCCGCCAGGAGGCCCGACAAAACCGGATGAAAAGGCTCCAGAGCCGAATCCTCTGGGGTAGCTGCGCGACCTGTGTGGGCCTGGAGGTGCTGGAACACCTCCGCTGGCTCCCAAACTGGTAACAAAACCGCGCAAAACCGGTAAAAAGCATAGTTGCACACTAGATATCAACTATGCTAACTGACACCACATAATGTGGGGTCAAAAAATAAGGAGGCTACAGGATGTACCGACGCAAAAAACTCACCAGAAAACGGTCCCGGAAAATGTTCTCCCGGACCGCCTCAAAAACGAACCGGAAAAACACAACTCGCGTAAGGCGAGGTGGGATACGGTTCTAATACAATGCCGTGCTACTCTCCCTTAAAAGGCTATCGGTCAAAATCACTCTCGCCTAATGGCAAGAGGCCGATAGTCTTTTCCCTCTCGGAGGCGTACACCGACCTCCCGGTAAAAGTCCCCTGTGGACAGTGCATCGGCTGCAGACTTCTAAAATCTCGTGAATGGGCAATAAGATGCCTACACGAAGCAAGTCTCCACTCGCATAACTGCTTCATAACCCTAACTTATGACGAAGTTAACCTCCCACAAAGAGAGAGCGTTGACCTTCGTCACTTCCAGTTGTTTATGAAGCGAATGCGGAAATACTACAATCACCCAATAAGATACTATCACTGCGGGGAATATGGCGACAAAACTGGTCGCCCACACTATCACGCAATACTCTTTAATCACGATTTCAAAGACAAACAATTACTCACGGTCAGAAACAAACGCAACCTCTACACCTCCAAGCAACTGCAAAGACTGTGGCCCTTCGGGTACTCCTCTATAGGAGATGTAACCTTTCAATCCGCCGCCTACGTCGCACGATACATACTAAAGAAAGTAAGCGGCCCAAAAGCAAAGGACCACTACGGACAAAAACAACCCGAATACGCCACAATGAGCCGCCGGCCCGGCATCGGAGCTGGCTGGCGCGAAAAATACGAATCTGACCTATATCCCCACGACCTGGTGGTCGTG